TATGATACTGCCGGTGACGTTCCTGAAGTAGTAGAAACGTAACTCCTAACCCTGCCAAAGTTATTTGCCGCTGTCGCTGTAGTATTCCAGACCTGGGCGCCTAAATCCCAAGCAGGGGAATATTGATTAGGTGTTCCCGACGTTGCCGCTGTCGCATTTTGCAAAAATAATGCATCGGTGGCCGTGGTTGCTATTCCGTTCTTTTGAATAGTCTGTAATTTCCCCCATATATAATTTTGTGATGTATCTAAGGTTGCTGTAACTGCTCCAGCGCCAGTAAATGAAGATCCATTTAGCCCTCGCCCTAATGTTAAAGCATTTGTAGTATTTGCCGTTACCGTATTACTTGCACCTAATGCTATTGAGGTGCCATTAATAGTTATAGATGAATTAACAAGCCCTGCATTTGGTAGCCCTGTAGCATTAGTAAGTGTTAACGAGGCAGGAGTGCCAAAAACACCCCCATTTGGAATAGTAACAGTCCCTGTAAATGTTGGCGAAGCAATAGGCGCTTTTAGTGCAAGATTGGTAATGGTTGCATACGCCCCCGCTGCATGAGTACTATCCTCCAATGTAGTTCCAGTAACCAAATACGGCATTCTGATCGTATAATCTGATGGGTAAGGTACTTGTATTGTGCGCCTATATAGCGAATTTTTCCAGCTAAGGCGATTAAGGCTATCAGAATACAGCCGAATATGGTTTGTTACACTTGCAGGGCTTGCTGACTGTGTACTCATCTCATAGAAGCCTGCATTAGCTGTTCCCGTTGCTAAGAAGTTTTGTGCCTGTATTTGCCCTGTATAGCTATTGCCTACGCCGGCTACCGATTGCAAAGAAGGAGTAGAAGGAATTTGACTTGCAACATAATTCTCTACTCCAAGCCAATTTGGGTAAGTAGTCGTTGATGTAGAAGCTGTAGCTGTTTTATTGGCAACCTTTTCCAGTAATGCCTCGAAAGTCGACGATATATCAATTACAGGAGTTGTCCCTCCTGTCGAAGTGATTCGGTTTGGTGTGCCTGAAACAGAGGTAACTCCTGTACTGCCACTATGCCCCACTATTTCAGTAAGAACCCATCCTGTGGTGGGAATACGTGTTGTGCTATCATGAGCCGAAGGCCTGGTAGTAAAAGCGTTACCAGACGCATCAACCTGCAAACCTCCACTGTTTATAAATCCATTAACTCCCGGCTGTGTTATAGTCAATGCATAGCCTAAATCACTTTGTCCAGGAGCCGCTCCTAACCCTATATTGCCAGATGGGTACATAATAGTTCTATGACTTGAAGGTGCGTCCCCTATCCAATCAATCTCATTGCCGTTTAAAGTCACATTTCGGAAACCACCGCCTGTTGTTATTGAGCCATCTGCATAATATAACCCAATTGGGAAGGTGTACAAGTTTCCGTATTGTACATACTGGTTGTCATCCGAGTAAGGGAAAAGCTGATCACCAATAAGTCCTATTCCTTCACTTGGATTGTAAACATGAATACCTGATAAATTACTTGCTACCTTTATGCCTGAAACATCCGTAGTTTTCTGAATTTGTAAGAGCGCGCTTGCGTTTGTCCCATCGCTAAATGTCTCTACTGACCCAGTATCCGACCCAACAAAAGTTTCCATTAGATTTTGAATAGGGCTAATTATATGGGTTGTTTCATTTGTCCCATCGTTAAAATCCCATGTAATATCATTTATTGTTCCGCTAATAGTTGTACTTTCAGTAATATCTCCAAGCCTGACTTTATTTCCTGAACTACCGTCTCCTTGTATACCGTTACCGGTATTTACCGTTCCGCCGCCACTTCCACCATGTGCAGTAACCCATTTTGCTGTTACATAATCATTAGGATGTGCGGTCATATGTGCAGTGTCAATATTAAGCGTTGCATGTAGCCCTGTACTATCGGATGTGATATAAGTGTGCGCGCCGCTCGCCGTTTTCCAGAAACGCCCATTAGGAAAATTATTATAAAAAAACGTTATGCCTGATGTATCTGATTGGATGAGCATAGCTCCGTATTGTTCACCGTGAACTGCGTGTACCTCATTTGTAAACACCGTTCCTTGTCCTGAAACTGCGAAATGCGTAACGTTAGATAGGTCCTTTTGCAATAAGACAAAACCAGCTGCATTCCCCGATAGTAGTGTTAATGCAGGTACAGTAGTTGAATCGCTCCTGATAACCCAGTTAGCTCGTAAAACAGTATCCCTAAACCTGAACTTATCGGAAGGTATACCTATACCGGAAAAATCTTTTTTATTAGCGATCAAATCTTTCCCGGAGTATTTTTTAACCCAGGATGTATCAGGAAGGTTCAAAGTACCCTGCGGGGTTTTAGCTTTTAATATGCTATCTGACGGAATCTTCCGTTGAAATTGCGGAGTGACCGGAGTTTGCGCAAAGCACCACGCCGGTAAAATGAGTAATAATAATATAAACAGTAATTTTTTCATCCTTTTAAAACTACATAAGTATCTTCTTTGAAATTTCCGGATCCGTCATCATGTCCGTAAATGTTCCATCCTGTAAACGTACCGCTTCCATCCCCTACCGTATCCTGTTCTTCCACTGTCATATCCCTCCATACCTGTAGCCTTCCTGTAGGGTTTCCCGTGACGGGGTCATAAGAAGTAGCTTTAGTTATTACGTCTGACGTTTCGGTTATACCTGAGTACAAAGATATATCAATAAAATAAGGAATTGGACTACCTGCTGTAATCACCGGAACAGATATAGTGGGAACCCCCGCAGCAAAAGATTGTCCTATCTTTTTTGTTATAAGCTCATCATCAGTCAGATCATCCGCAGTAGGTGAAAATGAATAACCCATCTTGGAGTCAGACAAAATAGGATCAACCCCTGTCGAGGCTTTTATTCTATCTATTATGTCTACATTATTGCTCATTTAATCACTTATTGCTACAAAATATAAAACTACCTTAGATTTCGGCCTAATATCTATCGGATCAGGTATATCCTGACCAAAAGAAGAAGTTATCCCCGCTGTTTGATTATCATCCCCCGCTTGCTTCATATCATAATCCTGGTTACCGCTTGAATGATTAGAAGTCCACGCAGGTGCGTGATTTATTCCTGAAGCTAACTGCCCTACAGAATGCGCCAGTGAAAACATATGGTGGTTATGTTTCGGTAAATTAGCCTCTGTGATAGTAATTTCCCCTGCAGTGCTACCAAATGTGGTAGCGGGTCTTAAATTATCCCCTACCTGCCATCCTACCGGGTAGAACCTGCCCATATCTTCCGTGCCGTTGGTTCCGGAAATGGCGCAGTTTGAATAAGCCGTACCGGGTTTACCTAAACCAGTAGTAAAATCCCAGGTATTATCCAAATCCGTATCGTTAAGCGGCTCAAACTGTCCCCGGAAACACCGAGGCCATTTAAAAGCTGAAGGATCCCCTACCGGTGGTGTAGCTGGGTTTTCGTCATATTGGAAATAAACGATGAATATAGAATAATTTTTTCCCGCCAAACCACTTAAATATACTGTCGTATCTGCCTGGAACACTTTTCGTAAGTTAATCGGGTAAACCCCATTTGGTATAACCACCTCCATTAACTGATTACCTCCTACAGAAGTTCCTACTTTCAAATCAATATTACTCCCGCTATTGTTAAATACGATAATATCATACATACAGGAGTATTGTCGAAATATACTGCTGATTGTTATATCAGTATTACCGTCAATATATTTAAGAATTTTTTGATTAAGTACGTTACTGAAATAAGTAATAAAATAAGGAAGTTCAGAATATTTTTTAGTACCATCTCCGATTTTAAAATTAGTCAGTACCCCACTTTCATTAATCTCAAAAGCTTGTTCACCAGGAAGAATAGGTCCGAGTTCATCTTCAACAGCCAACCAACCCGCTAAAGTATCAACCTTTTGCTGGACACGGGCTAAAACTATTTCATAAGGACCCGGCATTAGTTACTCCCTTGATTATCGTTTGAACTATAAAAACTTTCTCTTAAAGTGATATTATCATTACGTGCTTCCATCGCGATAATATTAACTGTACTTTTTTCAGCATTATGCTTCGCATTTAAAGGTAGAAATTTTTTACCTAATAATGTGTCCACACTGTAAATTTCATCAAACGACCAATTACCTCCTGCTGTATAGATATCGGTATTAACTACCTGAGATGATTTATACCGGAAACGCATAATCGCATGTGAATTAATTCCCGTAAGTGTACCACTATAAATTAATCCATCATTAAAACGAGATTCTTCTCCTGATTTTAATGGAGAAGTCATAAAATTACTCAGCATATACCCACCGAAACTACTGCTTATATTCAGATCAACACTATCCGAAGAAGTATTTTTATTAGAGTCATCGAAAACTTCATACACATCGTTCCCATTATCAATTGTTATCTGAACATTATCTATAGTATATGTCTGGTGTTCTTTGACCCTGAATATAACTTGTAAATCACACACATCCCCCGCTACAGGTTGTGTTGCTGGTTGTGGTATTTTAACATTTTGAAATTTATCAAAACTAACCTGCGCAATATCTCCCAATTTCATACCTAACACAGTAATAGGTACCCACGCATCTACGGCGGACCAGATACCAAATTCTGTCAGGTACCAGGTATTTACCCCTTGATTAAGAATTACTTTTATTTGTAAAGGTTGACTATCCCATATAATCTGATCGGAGCCGTCCACAGGAGCAAAACCTGTTCCGGGAGAAAACATAAAACTGAAATTAATGGTTTTTATTTGTGTATAAGCATCTATAGGTAACCCGTTTTTACCCACTACACCTCCTAAGGATATCATCGTAAAATATTCATCATCTGATACATTCACAAGTTGTGCTGCGAATCCGGAACGACCATCTAAAGAAGCAGTATCATTTACTGAAACCGTATCATAACTACCCCAATATAAAAACGTATTACCTGTAAATATTTCAGGTATAGTAAAAACTATTCTTTTTATATCAAAATTTCCATTAGGCAGTATATTACTCCGAATGTTGGCAGTGTAAGTTGTTTTAAAAGACTTTATACCTTGTTTAACTGTTATAAGCGCATTTTCATTAATAAATCTATACCCGCTACGTCCTATTCTGTGTGAAATATTTTCAAAGCCGGAAGCAACAGAAAATACACCTAAGTCCGCTGCAATCTCTTTATAGGGTATACTGCCCGCTAGTATATCGTTTACCCGACGGATAATCCATTTACCTTTTGACTGGTATATACGACATTGTGTAGCCCGTAAAAATCCTTCCAGTATATACCCGCATGTTTGTAAAGGCCCCTGGTCTGTGCCAGTTACCCCCTGCTGATAACTATAAAATCCTTCATTAAAAGGGGACCAATTCACAGATCCCGCAAAGAAATCTCCACTAAAAGCAGTACATTGTAATTGATTGGTCCACCGAATAGGTAATTTAATACCCAGATTTGCTGAAGCGAATAATATCTGCCGTATATAATTCATCGGGCACCGGCTTATTTCGCCTGTATTACCCATTAAATCCGCGTGTGTATAAGGAATATCAGTTAGCATAGCAAGCCCGCAGGCGAAACTAATTGTACCTTGTTGCGGAGGTGTAAGAAAATTCCATTGAATATCTTCAGGTTTTAAAAACCCGGTCCAATCCAATAGTCCGTTACGAAACCGTTTTATTAAAAAATCTTTATCCCCCGCCCGCATTAACTCGTCCATATCAACCTGTCCCTGATTATAAAAATTAATGGTTAAGGTAGATTTTATTAAAGGGTTGAAAGGATCATCAGCACTATCTCCATCATAAGATAATTCTGTAGATTGTTCAGATACGCCACGAATAGCAATAGGTGCCCCGGAATATCCAGGCGTTTCAATATCGCATTGCCATGCAACATTATCAATAGACTTAAATTGCATTATGTATTTAACGCCCATTTGCTACACGATCTAAAACAAACTGAATATTTTTACCACTTACTGTAGCCGTCAACTGTCCAAACGAGTTCAGGTCAACCCCGGTTACAATCCCCTGCTGAGTCATTCTACCAATAATAGAAGTAGTGTACGCTAATGCGTTTTGACGTACTAATAAAGCATTACCTTCCTGTTGCGCCTTTAGCTGAGCTCTTTGTAGTTCTTCCTGTTTCTTAGCTTTAGACGCGCTAAGTAACCCTCCTATCGCGCCTACTATTGCACCTCCAACAGCTCCTATGGCAGTACCAATACCTGGCACTATTGACCCGATGGAGGCTCCAATAGCAGCTCCGCTTAACGCCCCTCCTATAGCTTTACCAGCTGAGCTGGTCGAACTTACAGACCCTGATATCAAACCCCCTGCAATACTTGCACCGGCTATCCCTGTAGCCAATCCAGAAGATATACCTCCTACTCCATTTATATTAACTTTTCCTCCTAAGGCTGCTGACAATCCTGTTCCTAATGCCCCAAAAGCACCAGCAGCCCTGATCACAGATGAAGATAAATTTTTCCCTGCATTTGTGATACTTGTGGAGGATTGTGCGGAAGATTGTGTCCACGAAACCGCCGCAGTATCTAATTGACTACTTAGATGCACACCAGAATCATCAATATTCTGACTAAAACTAGTACTTGAATCTCCTAAAACCGATCCTATACCATTACCAATTAATTCTCCAACTCCTGCGGCTCCCGATAAAGCTGTTCCCCCGCTTTGACCATTTAATAGCTGCGGGTTTATTTTTGAAGTGATTGCTTGTGCGGCCGCATCAATTTGGGCCCTGAAAGAATCCCCTGCTGATACAACCGTATTAGAAAATTGCGCACCTGTTACTTTAAGCCCAAGCTGATCAGGATTTGGTTTAATTAAAGTCGTACCTATATTCTCCGTAAACTTTTTAAGAAACCCTTCAAATAGAGATTTATTAAAAGCACCTAAAGCATTTGATATAAGTGAACTAAAAATTGCTCCAAAAGAAGTTGTTGCTGATTTTTCAAGTTTCTCCTGTTGCGCGATTTGCTGACGTGTAAGGTCATCTGTAGCCGCAGCATACTGCTGACGATACTTATCATCAATCGACTGCCTGGTAGCCCCAAGTGTAGTAATAGCAGTATAAAAATCATCTGCAAATGTAGTTACCCCGGTTTGCATCGCGTTTGCGAAGTTTTTTGACAACTCTACAGATACATCCCGGAACTTTGCTGCATCCAGTAAATTATTAGTTGACTCTTGCTGTTTGGTAATAATTGCACTGAGCTCAGGGTAAATAGCACGTAATTGATCAAAATATTTTACTGCTTCTGCTTTACGTTTATCCCATCCGGCAACTATTTTATTGGTCGCATTATCTTCTTTATTGGATAGGTCCTCTAAAGCAATGTCCCGGATACTTTGGATACTATCTTGTAATTCACGTTCTTTAGTAAGATATTTCTGATTGATCGCATCCTGTGCTACTAAAACACCTGCGGCTATACGTTGGCGTTCAGTAGCAGACTCCTGCGCAGCGAGTATCTCCGCATCGCGTACTTTTGTCGCCGTTGCAATCTGATCTTTATTACCTTTAGCAGCAGCTACAGAAGCATTAAATTGCGCTTCTATCTGTTGTTGATCAAAAATCCCTTTAGTTACCGCGGCAACTTTATCATTAGCCAATTTCTGTACGGCTACCAATTCAGCTTTTCGGGATTGTTCTGCTTTGACTCCGAAAGCATCGTCAATAGATTGAAGGTCATTATTAAATTTTTCCCGTTCAGCTGTTAAAGCCGCATCCAGAGCACGTTGTTCATTAATACCTAATTGATTCTGTCCCGCATTATTTTTGGTAGTTAATGTTTCAGCCCTGGCAGATGATAGCCTGCCACTACGAACCCCTTGCGCTATATTAGCGCGGACTTTATCAAACCCTGCATTTAGGTTCGCAAACTCAGAAGCTACTTTTTGTACCTCGGCAGCGTATCCTGTAAGCCCGGTTGATGCAGCAAGACCATTACTTTTAGCGATCAGGTCATTAATACTATTATTAATATCATTGAAAACATTACGTATAGTGCCAATGGTACCGCGGAGTTCCTTTAAACGTTCATTCAAAGCAATGATACGCTTATTGGTATCACTTCCTAAAATCCCACTATCAGAAAGCCCTGTAAGTTCTTTTATCCTGGCTTTTATCTGCGGGATAGACGTTAACTCAGCGTCGGTTAATTCATCTATATTTTTTAAAGTCTGCTTATTACTTTGACCCTGTGCATCGCGAGCCTTTAAAAATGAACTAATTAATTGCTTATAAGTATTATTTAATTCAATTGCCGTATTTTTAAAATCCTGCAATTTATTTTCAGGGTCAGTTACTAATCCTGACTTTAGTTGATTAGAAAAAGTAAGAAAAGCGTTTTTAGCTTCTAAAGCTATTTTTTGATATTGAGGTATTAATTTTCTTAACTGATCTACTGTTTGTATATCAAAGCCGTTTGGACTTTGTTTTTGAAGTTCAGTATGTGTACTTTGTATATTGGCAAACCTATCCTGAAGGGAATTTGCTGCATCGAAACTGTTATTATTTAAAGGGGCAAATATGCGTTGAAAAGCCTCATTAAACGATCTGCTATTAAATAATTTATCAAATACAGTAATTGTACTGGTAACGCCATCCACTATAGATTTAAAAAACGCACTTATACCGGCACTCTGAAAAACCTGGTTAAAAGTTTTACCCAGTTTATCGATTGAAGCTCCAAGTGTATCATTTTTTATTTGAAACTGTTGTGCTGCAAGCGTACCATCCTTGAATTGTTTGGTACTTTCCTCTATGTGTTTATTCAGTTCTGTCTGATGAAGTGCCAAAGCTATAATTGCCTGGCTGCTACGCGCAGCGTCAAGTCCTACAGATTTTAATAAATCCTGAAACTGAGTTGTAGATGAACCACCTTTAGCAAGTCCCGCAAAAAATAAAGATAGCGCCTGTTGGGTATCCGTATTAATAATATGAGTAAACTCCTTTAAAGTAAGGCTGGAATCCGCGATTTGAGCCACTGCAAGAAAAGCTCCACGTTTAACGGCTAACGAACTAATCAGTCTTTTAAACGCGCTTCCTGCAACTTCTGACTGAACACCTTGTTCCTGCAAAGTTGCTCCATAAGAAAGTAAAACGGGTAGTGATAATTTAGCTTGTGCTGCTACACCACCAACACGTTTTGCAAATTCAGCTAAGAAATCACCGGTAGCAAGACCTGATTGCCCCAATCCTAAAATAACTGACCCGATCTGACTAAAAGATTTTTCAATATCCCCACCATTTTTTGCGGTAATTCCAAAAACTTTATCCAGAATACCTAAAGACTCCGCTATTTCTTTTGGCCCTCCTTTCAATTCTCCGCTTAACGTAACACTTAACTGGTCAATTACTTTAGTAAAACCTGCGATCTGGTCCTTGGATATACCTAACTGACCCGCTATAACCGCTATATCAAGTAAACCCTTTAAAGATGTGCGGGTATCTATCTTTTTTAAAGCTTCTGCTAAATTATTTGCTTCAGTAGCAGTTAAACTAGCTGTTCTGCGTACATCTGCTAACGTATCAGATACTTCTGCGTTGAAATCAATAACTTGTTTACCTACGCCTATTAATGCAAATAAAGAAGTATACCCTGCGACAACGCCAGCTATTTGACTTCCTATAGAGCCAAATAATCCACCTGATAAAGATTTAAGTGATTTTTGCTCGGTTATACTTTTGTTGAAACCATCAATATTTGATTTCAACGCTAGCACACGTTTATCCAGTGGATCTACTCCTGAAGATAATAACTGGTTTAAAGCGGTTTGAAAGGCACGTACCGATTGTTGATCTGTTTGAAGTGAAGAACCAAAAAGCTGTACGTTTCCATTTATAGCGGCTAATTTTGAACTTAATTTATCCAATGAATTAGCCGCGGACTGATCTTTAAACGCTTGAGAATTTTTATTTACAGAATTAGTAAACTTATTTGTTTGGTTAGCAGCATTTGCAAGTGCAGCACCTAAACTAGAAAGCCCCCCAGCATCAAATTTAATTTTTCCTGCTTCTGTATTAAGTTTTTTTACCAGGTTGAGCGCCTGGTTAACTGCGTTGGTAAGCCCCGTAATATCCCCTGTGATTTCGTATACGAGCCTTGCCATTATTCAAATTCCTTTAAAAGTATCCACGCTTGTTTAAGCGTTGTAATTCTTCGTTTCTCATTTTCCCGGTCTATATCAAGAGGCCATAAGTCTTTAGGATGTTTAAACTCTCTAGCCCCCCATCCTGAGAAATTTAATATGAAAGCCATAATGTGCCTTGTCCTGTCCCATTCTCTTTCTTCCCTCCTTTTATATCCGGTATACATTAAGCTAAAATCACGTAACGTACATCCCTCTACCTCGATGGGAGTTAATCCTATTTCGTAGGCTGTGATGATAATTTCCGCGCTGTTGCCTTTTTTTTTGGGCTTCCTTCCTCAACAACTGTAACCAGGTTTAAAAATTCACTGACTGTTTGCCCCATTAAACGTGAATTTAAAAAATCAGTTAAAATAGCTTGTATTAAAGGCAATCCCTGGTTATCAAACTCAACCAATATTTTTTCATAAGAAGCCTCATCACTGATTCCATGAACTACAGAATAACTTTCAATAGCGCAGGATACGAATTTAGCCAAAGCTATAGTTTGTTTTATACCTTTCTCTTCATCTTTGAAAAGCAGATCAAAAGCAGGTTCGATCTCCATATCCATTAATGTACAATAACGGTCTATAGCGGCTATGCCCCAAATAATTCCGTATTCTTTTTCATTGATCGTTATCTTCATGAATTGCTTTTAAAATTTCTTCTTCAGTCGGCTGCATTTTCTGCGTTAAAGTAATAGTATATCGATCATACCGGCAACCGCATTTCAACCAAACAATATAACTACATACCCAACGGTTTCCCGGATAGGGTGTACATCTTCTTATTTCTGTACCCGAAGGCATTTTTTATGTAGTACGGTTCACCTCAGTTTTGGTCATTGGACCATTACCGGTAATAGTTGCATCGTAAGTTGATGAGCCTTTTTCCGGTGCATTTATTTTTAAACCTGTCAACAGGCCTTCACCTTCAAAAAGGACATCAGTAGCAATTGTACCATCCCCGAGATCAGGGTTAGTCATAAAATGTGCTATGCAGCTTAAATCGCTATCAATGAAGAATCCAGCGATTTGATTTCCAGAAGCCCCGAGACCATCCGCGAAAGATTTTGCACTGAAAGTAATTACCCAGGATTTGTTATCAACTGAGTTGGTAACCCATTGTATCGGATCTGCGCCGACACCCTGATCGGGTTTACAGCTATCATCCGCAGTTACGGCCGCAGAAAAAGTCAGATCAGCATTTGTCTGACATTTATAGTAAACCCCATCTAAGGTTACACCCAAAAGTTTACCGGGAAGTGCATTCATTTTAATTTCCTCCTAATTGTTTGATTTTTGATATGATTTCGTTGATATACTCTGATTTTCCTAACAAGTCCACAATAGTTAAATCACCGCTTTTGCCCCTTATTTCACCTACAAAACCTGATTTTACGTTACCAGATTTAAATAGACAAAATACTTTTGTTCCTTTAACTATCTGTCCTCGTCCCTCAAATATACTTAAATACTTTAAAGTTTTATTTTCTACCAAATTTATTTTTCCTTCCGGACTCCTTACCGGATCACGTTCTAAATCAAAAATAACATCATCACTACAAGCCCATCCACTATCCCATACAATAAAACCTATTCCTGTATTCTCCATTAGGTAACTCTTAAATCGTAAATAATAGGATAATCTTCAATCGCAGGCATAGCATCAATAATTAATGAAAAATCCTCAAATGAAGTAGTTAGTTCACCAGTACCTTGAAATGTCACGTTCCAATTTGCAAATCCTTTATTCGGACCTGTAGCATTTCCTGAAGCTACTAACGCAGCGCCACTGATACTCATTTGCGTAGTAGCTGAAGGCCTGGTACCCCAAATTAAAAAAAGTGGATTTCTGGAAATCCATGAGTTCATGATCGTTTTAAAATCAGCCCCTACAGCTTCAGTAAGTAATCGGCCACTTACGCTCATAGTCCAGGAACGAATACCTGCAATAAATTCTTTCCATCCTGCGCTGTCAATAGCAGACGCAGGTAACATATCGGATTGAAAATTAAAATCACAGGAAAGCTCACAGCTTATGAATACGCCATTAACTTTCAAACCGATTAATCTTCCTGGTATACCTGACATTTATGAAATAGATTTTATAATAACTAAATTACCTCCGCAATCATAAACTGCATTTCCTGTTACACCAACCACCAATGTAACATCTGTACCACGTTTAGCTTTTATATTAGTGGAATTAGCAGGATAAAAAGCTACAATATTACCATCGTTTAAGTCCAAATCATGCGGCGTATCATAGATATCCGTAAAAAATAAATTCACCGTTACCTGACCATCTGCTGATATAATCGCCAAATAACTATTTAATTGCAAAATTTGATCTTTATCTGATGGAACAGAATAGGTAAATAAAGTCTGTTCTCCTGTCTGCCCTAATGAATCGAAGCTAACAGCCTCTAATCTCGCTAAAATACCATTAATAATTTCATTAGCGTTATCCGCTGTGAATAAATCGCCTGGTTGAAAATTTGGATTTGGTAAGCTCATGATAATGTAAATGGTAAGGTGTAATTAAATCCGTTAATTACTAGTTTTTCTGAAAGCCAATGTTCATATATCAAAACCCTGCGTTCAATAGTATTTGTTTTATCTGACATATCCAAGTTCATACTTTCTACGAGATAAGTTGATTTCAAATAAAAATTATTCACTAATATACCATTTTCAACAGCATTGATACATTTTTCTTCCATATCATCTACTATACTGGTGGCTGAGTATCCGCGGGTATTTACTTTGATAATATGAAGCGTTATCCTGCTGTTCCATTCAAAATCTGTCTTACTGCGCTCAGTAATGGATTTTGATTGTGATTCGACCAGTACATACCCACTCGGATCCGGAGTGGTATCTACAGGAATGGTTTTATTATAAACGGTCAACCCTTGCCCCTGTAAAGCAGTTAAATATCCTTCACGTAAATATTTATCAGGATTAAGCATTTAATTTAGATAATTCGTTATTAACTTCTTCAATGATCTCGTCCCGGTGGCGATAGATAGCTGGGAAAAAGAACGGGTGAGCTTTTAAAGTACCTTCGCCGTTCACAAAAAATTTCTTAGCTTCAGCAACTTGCTCGTCAGGTTTACCAGCTAAGAACGCTTCGGCGTTCTGACCGGTTCCAAATTCCACATAAGCAGAAAGTTCGTCCCCCGCATCAATTATTGTTTCATCCTCAGTTTGTTCAACTGATATTTTATTCCCAAGACTACCAGGCGCTTCTGCTCTTGCTTCGTCAGCTATCCGATTAGCAACAGTAAGTTCAGCCCGTCTAATAGCTAATTTGGCTTCTTTCTGAAGTAACGCCAGCGGTTCAAGTGCTTCCTGTAAGTTCTTTATCATTCTCCTATTTGCGTTGTGGTGCATAAAATGCGCCAGTAATTTTGCGGATAGTCTAAAGGTATTAAAGCCCTCAATACATAATCGATCCCGTCAACAACTACACGCATATCTTTTTTAGGTTGCCAGTCCTGACGAAAACGAATAGTGAAATAAATATCACCATTCATTAAAGTAGCGCCGGCTTCTTCCTCTAATTGCGAATAAATACTGCCAGGCCTGTTTTGTATACTCTGTTTTGACGCCCTGGTAATCATTACTGGCGTATCAGTAATAGTCTGATCCCCGTAATTATTGATCGTGGTAGCATGTTCATAAAAAGAAATATTGTAGCGAAACCTGCCCGGATCAAGAAAAGTTTTGCTGGCGAATTTCTTTTTACTCATATCAGTGCCCTCCGGTACTGGTTAAGCATATACTGTACTTCAGTTGGCATCGAAGTAGTATAATTATCCCTGTTTTCAAACATATCCGTGATTAGCTTTAACGCAGCGTCAATAAATGTTTGCGGAATTTTAGTTATATCACCTGTTGCGAAACCTGTCTGCAGATTGATTACACTATTTGGCGCGGCGTATAAAAGTGTTTTTAACGGTTGTATAGCTGTCGTATAAGTTACATCAGCATCAGCACTGTCTTTTACAGAAGTGATGGTGAACGGGTATAAATAAATGGATAGGCCTCCTGGTATTGATCTTACTCCTGTGCTTCCATGCCACTCTCCCAAACCCGCTGGCGGGAAATAGTTGGCTGGACTATAGTAAGGCTGCTGACGATTATAAACCGTTTCTGTACGCTGATAAAGCCGCCAGGACGTGTATCTCTCTACGCGGTCAACAGCGGTTTTAATCAATCGCTGGATATCAGTATCCCATTGCGTATCTGTTACGTCAACGCTGATCCAATTTTTTGCTGTAGCGAGAGAAATAATATCGAGGGCGTCCATAAATCAAATATAAATAAAAAAGTCCCACATATTCAGTATACGTGGGACTAAACTTAAAAACCATGAAAAACGATTAAGTAGTACGGGTAAAGTCAATCTTTTTGAATGACTCAGGGAAGAAAGGAGTCATAGCCATACGCGCTTCAATCAGGAAGGTAACCAAGTTCTTGAAGAAGTTCTGGTCAGCTTCAGTCGAAGTACGTAAGGTAATACCTTTACGTTGCCACAATGCTACACCACGGCTGTAATTACCCGCT